GAAAACTCAGACACAGGAACAATATGCTTTGACCAGTCAACTTGAGGAGGAACAAGGTAAAGACGTTTTTTAGAATTCTGATCGATTAGCTTACGTTGATTATCAGACCAAGCACGATCAGTAGATGATTCTTCTAATTCATCACCATATTCTTCATCATCGAAATCTTCATCACCAAACTCTTCATCTTCATCCCAATCAAAATCAACATCACCATCAAATTCTTGTTGAGATTGTGGAGTGTTATCAGATTGTACAGAATCACCAGACTGTGGTGTATGTTCATCATTTTGTTTGACTTCTACATCAGCAATCTTTTCTTGGGGTTTCTTCTTACTGCGAAGATATTCTGCGATCTTTTTACAGACTTCGATTACATCATCAAAAGTTTCAGTCTGAGAAGTCATCTCAACAAACTGATTCTCTTCTTCGGTGAAAGGAATAATTGTGGAAACGTTGTGAATACCAATCTTGAAGTGAAGATTGATACGATCAATCAACGCCATCTTAGAAACATCTTCGTCTGCGATCTCAAAGAAGTCACGATCGTTCAGTTCAGTGTAACCACGATAGAAAGACTTAGCGAGACCAAGATACTTTTGTTTCATCAGACGTTCAATACGAGCGTCTTCTACAACGTTCAGGAAAGAACGAGGAAAGTCTTGTTCAGTTTCATAATCACGAGGAGTATAAATTGCGTGTCCAACTTCATGACCCACAAGAAGATCATAGATATCATTAGTAATGTTATCCCAGATCGGAAGATACAAAACACGAGTATCTACATTAAACGATGCTGTAGGTACGTTTGTATGTTCCACGGTCAGGTTCTCAGTTGCGAGAAGTTTAGCGAGATTACTCTTGACTTCGGTGGTGGACATGGACCTCGTTCGTTGATATGGCTATATTACCACTGTAAGGGCCGAGGGTCAACCCCCGTCCCATAAGTATCCATTATCTATTTTTTTAAATCTATAATGTTTATGATTAGATCCCCAAATCTGTTTATGGGTTTCTGTAGAAAATCCTTTATCATAAACGTAATACTCATTCTCCTTTAGAATCACACTATTCTTAGTATATGTCTCGTGACCATTCCAATTTACTATACACTCAGAGCCGTAAATATGTCCAGCAAATTTTTCACCGTCAAATTGAAATATAGTATCACAACCTAGTTTATGGAATATTGTATCGTCACATATATTAAACAAATTTTTAAATCCTAGATATTTTTCCTTATCAAAATTGTAATTTTTTACAATTATTTCTTCTCCCGACTGAAAAGGTTTAACTATAAATTGTCTATAGACTGCATTCCTAGTAATGTTTCTTTGTTCGCCGTATATGTATCCAGAAGGTAGTATACAATGAATTATATTTACATGTCTGTATAAAGATGGTTGTGATTGAGCTTGTTCTTTATTACTGTATGTGCTGTTAATCCACTGATAAAATTTTTCTATCATGATACTGTTACTTTACTAAAGTTTTTAACTTTTTCAAAGCGAAGAACTCGATCAAATTTATCTAGTAAAATTTCTCCTTTATGTGAGATAACAAAAATATTTGTATCGTCATAGATACCACGAATAATTCTCAGGAAGTCTTCAGTACCAGCAACGTCAAGAGAAGAATCAAATACTTCATCAAGAATCAACAAATTAGTATTTGCAGAGTTCTTAAGTTTAGCAATAGACCTCCAAGTAAACATCAGAGCGAGATCAATTCTCATCTTTTCTCCTTCACTGAAAGAAGAGTATGTAAAGTCATCACGATAACGGGACTTAATACTTTCATTAAACTCTTCATCCAAAGTAAAGTTTACATAAAAATCTAGAGCTTGCAGATACTTATTGATCAGTTGATTCATCACAGGAAGATACTTCTTGATGATCATAGATTTAATTCCACCATCTTTAAGAAGAGTGGAGATTAAATCATAGTTTCTACGATCTTTCTTAAGTTCTACAATTGTCTGTTGTACTGAAACTCCTTTGTTTGCAATAGCAGAAAGTTTTTCTTTCTCTCCTTCAATATCAACATTATCATTTTCTAGATCAACAATTTCTTGTTGAATATCATTGATAATTTTATTTGTAGATCTGATAGTATTATTGTGAGATTTTACAGACCAATTTAAGTCAGCAAGATCACCATTAATTTTTGCTTGATTTGCAAGGAGATCATTTGTTTTTCCAAGTTGAATTTTATATTTTTCAACAATAGAATTTGCATCATCAATAATTTTAATTGACTCAGCAAGTTGACTTTGTTTTAAGTCATCAGAAAGTGCTTGTGTGCATTTAGGACAAGTATCATGATCTTTAAAGAAATCTTGTTCTTTCTCAGTTCTTGAAATTAAATTTATGTTTGTATTAATTTCTTTCTCAAGTTTTTTAATTTTAGTTTCAATACCATCAAACTTTTTAAGTTGTTTTTCTTTCTCAGATATTTGAACATATAACTGATCAATATCCTCATTAATTTTTACAAGACCTGACTGCAATTCTACAATCTTATCTTTCTTTTGTGATATTGTTTTCTTTGCAGTTTTCTCTAGAGTTTTGATATGTGACTTCTGCATATCTGCTTTCTCTTTGAGAAAGTTAATTTCAGATTCAAATTGTTTTAGTTCTTCTGTTGTGGTTTTAACTCGATCTTTGAGAATGACATTCATCGTAGAAAAGATACGAATATCCAGAAGATCTTCAATAATTTCTCTACGGGATGCAGCTGGTAACTGCATAAAAGGAACAAAAGTAGAAGAACCAAGAACTACAATCTGAGTGAATGACTTGTAGTTAAGTTTCAATACAGACTGTTCAAACCATTTCTGTTGATCCACAGCAGAGGATGATTGATCCAGAATCATCCCATTCTTATAGATCTCAAAAATATTTGGTTTAATACCACGACGAATTTTCCAATTAACAGATCCAATAGAAAACTCAACTTCAGCAACACAATCCTTTTCGTTGATGCTGTTGATAAGTTGATTCTTATTTACCTTACGGAATGACTTGTTGAACAGTGCAAATACAATCGCTTCAATGATTGTACTCTTACCAGCACCATTCTGACCAATGATCAGAGTAGATCCATGGTTACTAAGATCAATTGTAATCGGGGTGTTCCCTGCGGCAAGAAAGTTCTTATAAGTGACACTCTTAAATAAAATCATATGAGGGGAAGTGTGGAGGGATTACAAAGTCTTCGGGTGTAATGATGACGTAATTATACCCGAAACGATCACATGCCGCAATGGCCTGTTCCGCTTCAATTTCTGTAGCATTCATGGCAGGAAAATTATCTGCCTCTAAAAGACCGATATAACGTTCTGCATCATCCTCTTCCTCAAAGATCTGGAGAACTTTTTCTCCATCTTGAGTTTCTACAGCATATGCGCCTTCTTCATCTGCATCTTTTAGAGTTAGTATATACATCACTGAACCTCACAGGCTTCTACATAGATGGACTTAATTATGTTCTTGAGATCTGCTTTGTCAAGGGCAATCTCTGTCTCTTCTATGTATCTGTTGAGGATGGTAAGGGTATCCTCACCTTCTAAGTTTTCAGAATTTTCATCAAAGTTTATATTCTGATCTTCAATAATTTTAAGATCGTGAATACCAACATCGTAAAGTTTTTCAATAACTTGTTCAAACAGATAATTATCTGTTCTTTCCTCTACGATGATTTTGATATATGAATCTTTGAATTCTGAAGCATCAAAGTTTGTGTAGTCTACTTCTCTATCATTATAGAAGAGTTTTCTAAACATACGATATGGATTTTTCACGAATCCCAGTTTCAGTGTTTTGGGATCTAGAAGATGAAATCCTCTTTCAGCTTTATAATCATTCCAAAACAGTTCGTATGGATTACCAAGATACTTGATGTTACCACGTTCTGATTTATGGTGGAAGTGTCCAGATAAAACTTTTTCAAACTTACCAAATACATCTGGTTTCAACCCACCCTCAAATGTATGACCTGGGATTGCTTGGAAACCATCAATCTCTAGATGACCCATGACAATCTTGGAGTCAGTTTCATTCAGATGTTTAAATGAAGATTCTTTGTTTTCGGAGTTGATCCAAGGAAGCATCGTGATTTTCAGTCCCTCAACTTCAATATCAGTTACTTCACTATAGATATGCACATTGTCATACTGTTCCAGAAGAAGTCCTGGTGTATTGATTGAGTTGGTATTCTTATAGTATGCTGTGTGATTACCAACAATCATGTGAACTTGGATACCTTCGGCTGCAAGTCTATCGTAATAGTTCTTTTTAATACGATACCATGCACCAAGATCAATACCTTTACGATTATCAAATGTATCACCAAGGTCAATGATGTTTTTAATCTTGTACTTCTTCAGTGAAGGAAAGAATATATTCTCATAAAATTTTAAAAAATACTCCCAGAAAATCTGAGAGTTTTTACGACCATCTAAATGTTGGTCAGTTATCAAAGCAATTGTCATCGGTTCTTCATTTCAAGAGATTCTTTGATGCTGTTCATAGCTGATGAATCATATCCTACTACAGAACCATCTGCAGTAAATACTTCATCAAATCCTGACTTCTCTAGGATACGAGTTTTAATATCAAGTTGTTTCTTTTCTCTTTGAATCCTACGTAGAAAAGCAAAGTAAATTATCTGAGTAAAATAAGCAAATGGATTCTGTGATTTCTCTGGATCAAAGTTGTCAATATACTGAAGACAGTTTTCAATCCCATCACAGATCATATCGTCTTTGAACATGTAGTTGACAAAGTTAGGACGATATGATAAGTGTGTCGCAATCTTTAAAAAACAATCGCCAATATACTCAGGAACCCTAGGTTTGGGTTCACCCTTGGTTTTAGCAATTGCAACATCATGACGATAGTCAATCAATGCTGCAAGAAACTCTTTGTTATTGACGTAATGTTCTTTTTTCTTCATGAGACATATTAGTTCTTTTAATTGTTACCAGTATAACACAGAGTCCAATACTTGACAAGTGGCTATAAAATCAGTAGAATAACTCTGTCAGGGTTGAAGGGAACATTTAGCTATCTTTAAATATCTTCTCTAAATTCGTTCTTGCATCTTGGATTTTTGTTTTAAATCCCATCTCTTCGTTTAGATGCATTTTATTACTATTGTCTCCGATTAGATATTTACGAAGAGATCTATCGTAGATTTTCAAAATTCTATCATCTGCTTCATAAACAGTTACTGTTTTATCTTTCTCAATAAAAAAAATATCTTCTTTTGAAAATTTAGCCCAAGGTCTTAGTTCTACCTTTACCATTTCTCCTACAGGAGTTTCAATAATTTCTTCCACCACAGAAAAAGGATTCTCTATTACAAATCCATTTTCATGTTCACAAACCATTACGCTACCGATTATTTCTTCGCCGTTCAATAGTTTTATAACTCCTGGAAATTCGTTCATGTTTCCTTTCTCCTAAAGTTGATTGGAATAATTTCATAATTAAAATTTTCTTGAGAGTATATCTTAACTCTCTCTATCATGTGATTTAATGTATAATTTTTTCTTTCATTCTTTGAAAAATCATCGGCAATATCGAATAGTTTTGCTGAATCCTTTTGTTCTCCTTTTCTAAGTGCTCTACCGATTGACTGAAGATTTCTTACCCTAGATTTACTAGGACTTGCAAATATAATATTGTGTAATCTTTTTATATTAATGCCAGTTGAGAAAGTACCGTAAGAAGCAATAATAATTGCATTGTTCTCAGATTCTGTAATTCTTCTCACTTCTTCTCTGTCTTCTGTGTCAACCCCACCATGGACAAAGAATACTTTTCTACCTTCCTCTACACTGCTATTTATCATATCGTAAAGTACCTGACCATGCTTCTCCACATAAGCAAATAGAATCAGTGTATTACCAGTTTGATTCAAGGCAAGTTTTTTAATAAAATTGTTTCTCTTTGGTAGAGTGCAAATGTAATCCATCTCTTCTTGATATGACTCAAAGATGTATGGTTCATGTTGCAGCAAGAGAACACTAATGTTTAATGCAGATAGATATCCTTTATCAATCAGTTGTTTAGTCTTCACAACTTTATTGACTGGACCAAACAATCCTTCTAATACAAGTTGATTCGTATTTGATCCATCTAGTGTTCCTGTGAATCCAATACGATGTTTGCAATTGTGTAACTTAGTCATGATATTAATCAGTGACTTTGCTTTGAACTGGTGTGCTTCGTCTCCAATTACACAGTCAAATTTTTCAAAATACTGTTTCGGCATCTTGTAGATAGATTGCCATGTGGTAATCGTTACCTGTTTACTGGTTTGTTTATCCTTACCTGCGTATATTTTGTGACAGTTCTCTTCCGATGACCATCCATAACTATCAAAATCACCGCATAGCTGTTCGACCAGTGACGTTGTAGGAACGATGATCAAGACATTTGACCCCTTGGCATCAAAATATCTTGTAATTACGTAAATCATCAGCGATTTGCCAGAAGCAGTTGGAGATAATAGAAGTCTCCTGTTGTACTTCAGTGCTTGAAAGATTGCATTGTACTGATAATCTCTTACTTTGAATGGTATGTTTAGATGATTAACATAATCAACTATTCCTTGTGGGCTAATGAAGTCATTTGATTCTCTAGGTAATCCGTAAAATTTGTTATCTAAATCTTCATACGTGTAGTCTCTTTGTTCTAACCACTCAGTCAAGTAATCATAGAGACCACAATAAATTTTTCCGTCTCCTGGACTAAACAGTTTGATAGTTCCATCCCACAATCTTTTCTTGTATGCGGGCATGAACTTTGCACCTGGAACCTCAAATGTGAAATACTCTGATAACTCGTATTTAATGTGAGGTTCACACTCAATTGTCAAGTAAACTTCATTGCGCTTTTGGATAGTTACGTCAGACATCAAATACTTCCTTGCATAAATTTCTGCCAATCAATGCTATTCTTGATTTGAAATCCTCGGTTGTTAATACAACTTAAAACTTTTTCAAGAAAAAACATGATTTCCTCATAATAATTTATGCGAGCAGAAGCAGTCTGTATTTCTGGATCGGAATCCATATACAGTGGGAGATCTTGTTTGAGTATCTTTAAGTCAAAGGGATTTTCTTGATATACTTCTGGACTAGCCTTTCCAGTATAGTATTCAAATTTTTCACGCAACAAAACCTTATACTCTTGTTCTTTCTTGATCTTCAGGAGTTTTACATCAGAAAGATAGTTGAGATATTTACTATGCAGTTGTGGAATTTTAAGTGATTCTTCGTCTAATAATTCATTGTCAATTCTAGAGTCTTCAGCCCATTGGGATTTAATATCGTCAAGTGTGATCATATAGTTCCAGTATCAAATGGTGTAATCCAATCCTCATTTGAATTGGTGACAGTTGTGATGGTTATATTTCTTGGTTGCAATTTTGATAATAATAAATCTAGAGATGCCTGAACAGTTGCCTGTGTCATGCTACCAGATCCATCAATAAAGACTGCAATCTCGGAACCATCTGGTATATTAGCTAGGCCACAAATAGTGTACCAATCTGATGCAGCTGATGGATTACCAGCATCTCTATTCACACTGATTGGACCAAATGTTTTATTATCAAAATTCTTTCCAGTATATGAACTATCAACAATAGTAATTTCTGGTGTTTCTGCTATTTGATTGTTATTAGAATTTCTAACAAGGAATCTAAAAATTTCTGGACCTTCTGTTAGTCCGTCTCTTGTAATTGTAAAGTCACCAGTAGTTGCAATATTGTTTGTTATTGTAACGGATTGAGAGGAAGGAGTTACATCTGAAGTTAATGATGGGCGAACAGTAAGGACTGTACCATCTGGAACATCCGTTGTTGTAATAGTAACTGTCACGGTTACTGGAGTTGATGCATTTGACTCCGTGATTAATGTTGTTGATGGAGTTGCTGTTATAGTATAAGGAACGTCAACAATAACAAATGATGTTTGAGCAGCTATAGATGCATTAGCATTATCATAAATTTGTACATTTACAGTTTGATTTGTTTCAACATCTAAATCTTGAAGTGCAGTTAAGGTAAATGAACCAGTATTATTGTTGATTGTAAATGATCCAATGTGCGGAGTAACATCAGATGATGGCGCAGTAAATGCTAATACTGTGCCATCTGCAACATTGACAGTATCAACAGTAATTGTTACCGATTCAAGTTCAGAAATAGAAACTCTTGATGGGGTAGCAGTAAATGCTGGAGTTAATG